ACTGGTTACACATATACAGATGCAAATGGTAAATCAAAGACTGTATTAGAACCAGCAGCTGGACTAGATGAACAAACGAGAAGGGCAGTAACAACGAGAAATGGAACCCGCAATAAAAATCTAAGAGGTGGTGGGACAAAGAAAGTTGAAACATCGATGAATGGTGCGATAGCCAATGCATCACAACAACAAGTTAAACAATCTAAAGAGATACAAGATTTAGCAAAGAATTCTTCAGAACAAGAAACTCTAGATGCTGTTAGTGGGCCCGAAAGAGAAAATGAAACTAATACTAATGAGAATGTTACTTCATTACCCACTGGTTCTGGCAAGTCAGTTGGAGCCAAAGCAAGAGAAAAATATGATCTTAATCTCGCATACCCAATTGATATACAACCATCTCTTCAAGATACATTAAAAATTTCCGTATACAAATTTGTCCCAAGAAAGTTAGAAGGTTTGAGTATTGCTGCAAGAGAAAAATTCGGTGAAGGAGATGATAGTAAGACTAAGAAGGGTAGAATACCAATAGGTGGTGTTGTCTTACCGATCATAGGACCCAAAGACTCTAATAAAGTTGGTTGGGGTGGTAAATCCATGAGTGCTATAGATATTGCAATAGCTCAAGCAGCACTTGGGACTATAGAAAAAGGTGCTGAGGGTTTAAAGAAAGCGGGAGAAGACATAATGAGTGATGTCCAGACAGATTCATCAAACGTAAAAAAAGGAGTTCAAGCATTCTTCGCTCAACAAGCAACAGGAGTACAAGGTCTTCTAGCAAGAACTGAAGGTATTGTTATCAATCCAAATTTAGAGTTACTATTCAATGGTCCTTCACTTAGATCTTTTGGTTTTTCATATAAGATGAGTCCTAGAAATGAACCCGAAAGTAAAATGATTAGAAAGATCATAAGAATGTTCAAGCAATCAATGGCTGCTCAAAGATCAACATCAAACCTTTTCTTAAAAACTCCCAACACATATAGATTGCAGTTTATAACTGGAGGCACTACTGAGCATACATTCCTCCCAAAAATTAAGGAGTGTGCTCTAACATCTTTCGATGTAAATTATGCCGCTGATGGAACATATGCAACCTTTGGTAATACATCTCCTGTTGCATATGAACTACGATTCTCATTCCAGGAGTTGACTCCAATATTTAATGACGACTATACAATACTTGATAAAGATGAAGACACTAGCATAGGATTCTAAAATGGCAAATCCATACTTCCGCAATCTACCAGACTTTGAATATGTAAACCGTACAACTGACGGTAGAAACATATCAGATTATACCACTGTCAAAAATTTCTTTAAGAAAGGAAAGTTAAGAGAAGATATCTTCCAAAATGTCACATTCTTTGACAAGTACTATATCAAGGGTAATGATCGTCCAGACAATGTTGCCAATGAAATCTATGGAGATCCTACTTTAGATTGGATTGTTCTTTCATCAAATAATATTTTAAACATTCAAAGTGAGTGGCCTATAGATCAATTATCATTTAATGATTTCTTGCTCGATAAGTATGGAAATACAACAGAAGTATTTGGTGGAATTCACCATTATGAATCTTTAGAGGTAAAAGATAATGATGGTGTTATGGTGTTCCCAAAGGGTCTCAGAGTAGATGAAGACCAGACAGTAACATTCTTTGATAGAGGTTCATCATCATATATTGAAGTGACTGACATGACTCTTGGTATCACTAACTATCAACACGAAGAAAAATTAAATAACGCAAAGAGAGAGATATTTGTTTTAAAACCAAGGTATCTGAATATCGTGGTTGATGATCTTGAAGAAATGATGGAATACAAAAAAGGTTCCACTCAGTATGTGAATGGAACCCTTAAGCGTGCTCAGAATAGTAGACTATTTCAGTAAATTAATATATGCTGCGATAACCAATAAGGTTAAGCACAACTGATTATATCTCATCACTCTTCAGCAAGTTTCTGGAAGTAGGACAGTGCATCATCTTCGTCTTCAGATGAGGATGCAGTTGCAGCAACCACAGTCTCTTCTGCCTTACGAGTTTGGAATTCGGGAGTGAAAGAACCACGATCACTGTCTTCGTTCTCAGTCTCTTCATCGAAGCGACGGGCAGCAGGTTTCTGTCCAAGGACATACTTCAGACGCTTCTGAAGTTCATCATAAGTCTTGAACTGGTCTGCAGCAACAATCTCTTGAAGAGAATATTGCTTCTTCCAGACGGCTTCAAGAGCATCATCATCATCCAGAAGTGGTGTAACTTTATCAAACTCAGAAGAATCATAGTTCCAGTAACCTGCAACCTTCTTCAGTTTCAGTTTGAAGTTAGCACCCTGCCAGAAATCAAAAGGATTGATTGGACTCTCATCCTCAAACTCAGGTTGCATTGCTTCCATGACCTTATCAAAGATCTTCTTACCGAACTTGTATAAGAACACACGACCTTCATTCTGAGGGTTTGCTTTGTCCTGCATAACATAGATGTTAGCATAGTAGGACAGTTTGCGCTTCTGCTTACGAACAGTGTCTTTGTCTGCTTCATTACCACTGTTCCAGAGTTCACGATTGTACTCAGAGACAGGATCCTTACCACCATTAGTGGTCAGGGAATTTTCGATGTACCAACCACCAGGACCTTGGAAGGCATGGGAGTACATCTTGACCCAAGGGAGATCTTCTCCATTAGGTGCGGGAAGGAAACGGATGACTGCATAACCGTTGCCAGTCTTGTCCATTTCAGGTTTCCAGAGACGGTCATCACCACCGCCGCCAGTATTACTTTGCTTCTCTACTTCTTTGACTAACTTCTGGGTCAGTGAACCAAGAGAAGACTGCTTTTTAAGGTCTGCGAAAGACATAGGATTACCTCGGATTAGTTTGGATTTGGCTTGTGTGTACCTTGTTATTCTACTGCTCAGACTGCTGTGTGTCAATCTGTGCTTTCATAATATCAAGCATCTTATTCATTTGGTCAAAGACTTTCGTAATTTCAACGTCAGGTGGCAGACCCATCATTTTAGCAGACTCTATAATATTTTGTTTCATCTGCTTTGCTTCAGGATCATCTGATAGAGAGAGTCTTGCATAAAGAACGTTTTGTTTGTTAAGTAACTTTTCAAGAAGTTCTACATGGTGCAATTTATCACGATTATTCATAGAGGCAAAGTTCATTACACTAGAATATACTTCTTCTTGTAGTTCAGAGATTTCAACCATCTCTGCTCTTACTATTTCAGAATCAAAAAAACTCATTTAGCTCCAATTACCACTTCTTTTAAAATGCTTTTATACTTAGGCACATCAATATTTAGAAACGGAGAATATTTCTTCATTCTCATACTGACGGTTTCCCACACCGGGTCAGTGAGATTTTTATCCCATTGTTTCTGATATCCTAAGATGCCATTTAGGATTACCATAGTCTCAATAGAAATATTTCCACGAAGATATTCTTTGAGTATTTGAGGATGCCGTAATCCATCCATAGCAAACATAGAATCAAAATTACTATCATCAAAGATGGTTTCTACCTCTTCTTTAAAAAGATATGAAAGAGATTGAGTTCTTTTTTTCCATGCGGTGTATCTACCTTCACCTTCTTTAATCATTTCACCAATCCAAAGCTTACTTGGATCAGTACATGTGATAAAATTAGATACAAAAAAATCTATTACTTCATTGTCATCTTTATTACGTGATATCTTTTCAAACCAGAAACGATCTTTACGTTTATAAAATGATTTAACAGTTGCACGACTCTTTCCATTGTATTTGTGATAGTCATAAGAATCTTTTGTAAAATGATTCTTCATCGACAAATAACAACGATATGCATCAAAGGGCATCATAAAAAGTAATAAGGTGATTTTTTTGGCGAAAATTTTTTCGCACCCTTTTGAAATTAGAAGACTAATTTTGCACGGGAAGTTTTCTTCAAGAAGTTGAGTTCCATAGCCTCACACTTAATTTTATCCTTTAACGGTTTGGAAATTAGTTTTGGTACAGATTCAAGATCAATTGAATTGGATTCACAAAAATGCACGATGGCATCAATGTAACTCAAATTTTGATTATCCTTTACAAGATTTTCAATTTCTTGTGCGAAACGAGCAGGACAAAAAAACTTATTCTCAAATGCTTTTTCTAGTTCATTCTCCATGGTGCCCAATATTGTGAGATACAAATTCTTTAATATAACGAACTAATAATTTAATATAGTCCCCTTTGTTTCTTTTGTCAAATACTTTAACCTCACCACCAGGAGTAACCATGATGGTAATTAGTTTTTTAACAGGAATACCAGTGAGTTCGTAATAAGCAGAAGCATAGAACATTTCTTGAACGAAATAATTCTCTAACCATTTTTCAGGTTTAATTTTTTCTGAGGTCTTAAAGTCGATGACTGCAAGCTCACCTTCATACTCTGCGATACAGTCAACTCGACCCGCTAAACCAAGGTACTCTGAGTACAGGGTTCTTTCTATAGCGTGTACGTTATTTATCTTATCCAGATATGGTTTGGCATGATGAAACATGAACTGAGTCGCAGGACGAAAGTCGTCCCAGTTGATCTCATTGTTTCTCATGTAAACTTCAACTGCTTCATGAAAATCAGTTCCACGGGCAGTTGCTTTTTTTGTGATACGGTTTGCTTCTTCAATACCGATACGGGCACGCCATTTAACAAAAATTTGTCTGTTGTAGAAAGAAGTTACAGACGTAATAGACGGCACCCACTGTCCATCAGGAAGATTGTACAGTCGGATGCCGTTTGTTTCTTTCTTATTCAGTTCAAGTTCACCGAGATAATTATGATGGGTAAAAGTCATAGGCCAAGTTCTAATTTTGCGAGGAGATATTCTTTACACAATCCAGATCTAACAATATCGTCAACACCAAATTCAACTAGATCAACAGATGGCATAACTCTAAGAATTTTCATAAAGTCTGCAATACCATTTCTCTCATTTTGTTTTGTCAAGTCAGATTGAGTTGCGTCACCGCAGAACATAATCTTGGTGTTTTCTCCAACTCTGGTAATAATGCTATCAAGTTCATGATAGTTTAAGTTTTGGAATTCGTCAACAATAACAATGGCATTATCAAGTGTTGTTCCACGAATGAATGAAGTAGACCAGAATGAAATTGTTCCCTGAGTTTTGAGATTGCCATACAGCATCTCAAAGTCTGACTCTGTAGAAAGTTCAAACATATACTTCACCATATTCTTATAAGGAATTTGATAAAGAGAAGATTTATCTTCATGGTCTCCAGGAAGGAAACCAATCTCTCTGGTGGCCACAAGAGACCTGACGAGATAGATCTTTTCGTATGGTGTGGTCGGATCTAAAACGTCACAGAGAGCATTGTAGAGGGTAATAAAAGTTTTACCTGTGCCTGCTGACCCATATGCAACAACATTCTTACCAGCATCATAGGCATCAAATAAAACTTTTTGATTATCTGTTAATGGTTCAATGTCACGAAGAAAATCAGAGTTGATTGGTTTCTTTCTTTTCATCTGTTTGGCAGTTAGACCAACTCCAATTGAACTATCAGATACTTTTCTTTTTCTTGGCATAATTATTAAACAGGTTTTACACGGGAACCGGGTGCTTTTGAAGCCTTGTAAAGAACGTCATTCCACCCTGGATGAGACTTCTTCAGTTTGTCGTAGACTTCTCCAAGTTCTCCACAATTAGGTGCTGTAGATGGATCACTCCAGTCTCTTTTCCACTCAGGGTTATCTTCACACCATTTTGTCCATTCATGCACGCTGATGACAACATCTTTTTGTTCACCAGTTTGTTTGTTAATTACAGGATATGTAGCCATGTTTGATATTATGTGTAGTTTTATTTAGACCCATTCAAGGGCTTCTGAGACTATTGGAAATTGTTCACTAAAGATCTTTTTACAACCTTCAGCAACCTCCATGTGCTCCTTCTGTGTGCCGTTAGCAGTCCTCAGAGTGATGTAGTGAAGCCATGATCTACATGAACCCGTCATGTAGATTCTGGTGGGGGTACAGAGTGGAAGCACATTTCTTGCACATTCCTTTGCCACACCACGATCAAGCATCTGCTGATACAGTGACATGGCAGAATCAAACAGAGTGGCCATCTGTTTCTCTAGAATCTGAACCTCAAAAGGATCTAGATCGTCAATAGAGTTTTGACGATTCTTATCATCCTGACGACGTAGTTCTGGTAGAGGAATTTCTTTTGCAAGCATTGAGGAATCCGCATACCGCTGTGAAAATTCCTGAAAAGTGAAACTACGATGACGTAATATCTGAGCCGCAATGGCACGAGTGGTCTCAATCTCCAAGGTCATTGTAGATTGCTCAAATACACTCCAATGATTATGCTTAATACAGTACTTTAACAATCCTGCAAAGTTATCATTTTTTTGATTACTTGGATTAGACACACGGGCAATAAAGGCCATGGTTTTTTCTGCGTCAGGAGTGACACTAATTAGTTTTATGTTCTCGTTCATCAAGTGTCTCGTTAATAATGTCCTTTAATTCTTGTCTTTCTAAATCAGTAAAGACATTTCGTTTTGGTATTACCAATGGTGGATAAGATTTCTTTGATGATGTTTTACCACCACTAGAAATACTCATTCCTTGTGTATCTATCTTATCCATCGTCATCCTCAAAAACTTCGTCATAATCTAATATGTAGTTGGTAGGAGAATTATCAAAATTTTCTGATCTATCTACATATGATCCAACATCAGAGTATACTTCTGATTCTAAGGCATCAACAAGCAATTTTAAGTTATTAACTATTAATTTAAGTTTGTCTTTGTCCATAATAAGGATATACTTCGTTCAATTATAGACAAAAAAAGAGGACCCGTCAAGGTCCTCTACAAATTTATAGATGTAGTTTCAACTTACTTTACGTAAGTTTGACCACGATAACAGAAAGTCCCATGGGACTCTTTGTTTTCTACACAACGAGTAGAATACTCAACACCACGATATGAAGTGTGAGTAATCTGTGCGTTATGCAGTGCAGCAGCTTTGTTAAGTTGCTTTTTGATGAGATTTAAGGTGTTCATTTTAGTTACTCCTGAAGTTGGGTGAAAATTAACCTTCTCTCGTTTCCGAGGATCCGTTTTTTCCCGTTCCTTCAGTCGTTTGCGTCCCAATAGCACTCAGGTGTAGATTCCTTTAAGGCTTCTACCAGTTCAATCTTAACTTGGTTGCTAAGATTTTCATGGTTCCGTGCCCGTAGCATAATTGCATCGGCATCAGAACAACTGATCGATGAATATAAAAGAAATTCAATCATGGGATGAACGCTCCGTTCCTACGACTTACTTGCGTCCTCCTTTCGGGGGATGAACGATAGGTCCATTATAGACCTTCATATAGTATATAGTCAAGTAGGGACGTATTCTACTGTACAGTTTACTGATCGCATTAATCAGTCTCCCTAGATTTTCGGTTAAATTTAATTACATATTTTTCATATTGAACATTTTCATCACCATAGTCATAACAATTAAAGTGTTCAAGATTACCATCAAGTAATCTCACAACATTATCTAATTGCCATTCAGTAGCAAACTTTTTAAAAGTATCATCAATCCCTTTTGATGATCCTGGTTTGTTAAAATTATCCATTATTCTTTTTTATCCAGCAAGGTTTGCATAACGAATTTGTCCAACTACCATCAGGTGCTTGATGTCCTATCTGAGGTGCTTGGTTCGCTGGTGTCATCTTACCACACCCAGAGCATTTTGTCTCCCACATCTTCATAATGTTCTCTCTAATCTATTTTCTGCTTGATCGGGGAAATCTCTTGGTCTACTATCAGTAGCATTATCAGTCTTAGGAGAACCTTCGTTCGCCTTCATAGTATGCTGATAGTTTGGTCTTGGGTATCTGATACGAAATGGATCAGGCATCCAATAAGTTACTTGCCATTCTTGCTCAGGACATAACTCAAGATGCTTCTCTACAGTGTGAGAGAAACTACCAAGTTGGATGTATCCATCGTGGCTAATACATCTACCATCACCAGTATCAACCAAGAACATCATCTTACTACTCATAGCACTTTTTGCTCTGGGTTCAGATTTTTTACAAATTGCACTGGATTCTTTTCAGACTTATGAACCCAATGATATCGCATACATTCAAAGATGGGATCCCATGTCTGGACACAGACATAATCAATCACGTTGTCTCCAGTCATCGGGTTTATCTCTCAAGAACCAATCTTTAATATCGTCAGCACTATCAAACCCCTTCTTGTGATTGGATGGGTCGGGGTCTCCTAATCCCATCCTATTCAGAAAATCGTCGGTACTACCTTCCTCAATATCTTGAGCAGCTTGGCGGCGTGCTTTTTGTAACCAGTCTCTAGCTGTAGTATGACTCTTTGCCAATTTTTCTGCCCAGATCATATCATCTAGTTTTACCGCTTCACCATTAGCAATACACTTACAGATAAATTCCAGTCGTAGTCTGTATTGAGTAGAAAGCATGTTACTTTTTTCGGAGTTTAGATTCTAAGTCCGTAGCCTTTTGAAACTCTGCATAGGCATCTTCAGATCTTTCATTAATAATATTCATAAGATCTTCATAGATCACTTCAACTTCAACGTAATTGTCAAAGTATAAATCTAGTGATTCTTTTAGATACCTTTTGCGGTGCCACTCTGGTGAATACGGTTTATACATGATATTGATAATGCATGATTGAAAACATAATACTATTTACGTTGGGTGTCAAGTCAATGGTCTACCATTCTTATCAACCAATCCAAGTTTTCTGATTTGAGAAAGATTTGACTTCTCACTCTTCTTTATTTTTTTATACTCCTTGATGAGTTTATTAACTTCATCATTGGAGATATTGACTTTAAGTTCTTTGTCTTCTTCCTTAGGAACAAATCCAAGGCCACTCGTCTTTACTTGCTCTTCGGTATCAACATAGTCATTAATTACTTCTTGAATTTCATCTCGGATTAGAGCATTTATTTGTGCTTTAAGAAGTTTGTCACTCATTTTCTTTTCTTTTCTTTCTTTGGTTTGTTTCCCCAGAGTTTTGGATTGATTGACCCATATCCAAAATCAATTCTCTTCACAGAACCTTTACCGTATCGGTCATAATACATGTCAAACATCTTTGATACCTTATTACAACGAGTAAGGTCAACGCATTCAACACCATCAACAATGTACCAAATAAGTCTAGCATCTGTTGGGAATGATTTGTCATTTGCTAATTCAAGAGTCGTCTTCTCAAGAAGAATTTGGCAATCATAATCAGATGCGACAATTTCTTTTTTTTCTTGATTGGATTGTTCCATTTCCTCGTTCTCTATTTTTTGAGGTGCTTCGCCTAACTGACTTGCCATTATGAACGACCTCCCCACTGAATGCCTGGATATGCTTCTTTCACAATGTCCAGAGTGATATTATATTGCTCAGAAAGTCTACCATCCTTAACAAGACAAAGAACCTCTGCCTCTCTTGGATGAAGACCTTCGAGAAGGTTGATAAACATCATTTCTCTACGGATCGTTGAGAGGGTATTATTTCCTCCCTGAACGTAGTGATACAGGTTTTGATACTCTCTCCTGAGAGAAGTTCTTCCCTGCCCTTGGAGGTCCTGCTTCGTGGCAGCCTCACCACCTGCTGCCTCTCTAGAAAGATTATCAGAGAGAGTGCCAGTGTAAACGTTCTGGTCTTTCACATCACCATAAGGGACTTCACCTTTAGGTAGAAGACTGACTACAGATTCGTCAAAGTTCCATACAAAGATAACCTTGAGAGAATCGTGTTCATACTTCTGAAGGGTTTCCACTTTCTTTGCCTTGGTTCGTTGCTTAGAAACAACATCAAGTATTTCAAAAACAAATGGATTAGAGGGAAGTTCTGGGATGGGAGTATTTGTAGTCTTTGGTTTTGCCACTCTCTTTCTTGTAGTGGTTTTAGACTTACTCGTTGTCGTTGTCTTCGTCGGGCTCATAATCGTTTTCAAATCGTACTGCTAAAATTTCGTCTGGTAATACATTTCCATTTTCGTCAAACATCTCTGGATGAGTATAGATTGGTTGATTTACCCAGGTGTTTTCTCTTGCTAACCATCCTACCACACCTCCTACAAAAAAGAACATAATTGAAACAAGAGTTCCAATTGTAAGTGCTACTGCTAACATTTTTATACTCCAGAGATTATTTCTTCCTGATGTCCAGATAGAAGTTCAGGTGTAATACAATCTCTCTTCGGAAGAGAGAGACCATCTTACCGAACTTTACCTGAAAAGTTTTGGGTGCGTCTGGTTCCTTCCTCCTATTACGTAGTAATAATTCAAACCCACGATTAATGTCGTGGTTTTGTTTATTTAGATTGCTTTTTTCTTCTTCCCCGTCTTTTATCATAATTGTACCTCTCGGCATCTTCTAAAATTGCATGAAGATAATTTCTTATCTTTCTTGCTTGAGGTTTGGGGATGTGACCATATCCCTCACGGAGCTGTTTATGATCATTATCTGCACCACCTTTGATGTATTCATCAAGGTCACTCACTAGATCACTAAGTTCCTTGGTGGTAGGACTGCTGATAAACTCTTCCACTTGAGTTTTCTTTACATCTCTGCTTTTAAGATAATCATAGAACTTTAAAACAAATTGTCCGTTGAATGCGTAATCGATTGCTTTTTCAACGTCGATGTAAACTTCGTGAAATGCTGTATCCATTAAACTAGTTGATGCTCCTTCAAGTAATTTAGCGTTTCCTTACATCCACCAATGTAATTGTTGTCGATTGAGACCTGAGGGAATGTAGCCTCCACCCCAAATTCATTATAAAATTGATACTTTGTGAAGTCCTTTTCGTATAAGTATTCAATATAACTAATATTCAAATGATCTAAAAGATATTTTACACGATCACACCATTGACAATTTTCTCTAGAATAAACTATTGCTTTCATATTACTTTCTGGAAATGAATTTATTTAGTATAAGGGCGTGCTTACTTTTATTCAGGATTTGATTGAGATGGAACTGTAGGATTACAATCTAAGTTTTTGGCAACAATGTCTTGCTTTTCTACAGGGGTATATGGGTGCTGAGGATTGTGTTCTCTGTCCATAGGTTTAGATCCAGTCAAATCTCTGCGTGATTGATTGCTGATGATAATAAATGCATCTTTGTTATACTTACGAGTACCAATAGGTGATTGCCATTTCTTGTTGTAAACTTCACCAACATCGATACCAGAAACTTGTGTTCCTGCCATTTCAACTACAATGTTGTCACCTTCTTCCCACCCATATTTTTGAGCAAGAAGAGCAACTTGTTCATAAAGAGATGGAGAATCCATTACTCGATCTTCTGGTTCAAGACTTCCGTGCATAAAAAAAGAGGTACGTAGACCCCTAGTATATCATTCTTTAGTTTGTTTGTAAAGGTCTAGGAGGTGGTCTGAATGGACAATCTGGACATCCAGCACCACAACATCCCCTATTCTTTATCATAAAGTTTCTCTAGTTTTTCTCTATTGAGATCAACATACATAACTTCTTCACCTTCCTGTGGTGCTTCAGGATGCTTTGGTTTGGGAGGAGTCCTCATCTCTATATTAATAGATTGAATGTTACTCCACATCATCGCAAATGCAGCCCCGCCAATAG